CGAATCCATGGCAGAGCGCCAGGGTTCTACCTGACAAGCACATTGTCAAGATGCCTCTAGAGACGTGTCAGATGCTCTCTATTGTCTGTTCAGACAAGTGGGGTCATGGGTTCGGTACCTTACCCAAGGCCGATGGAACCCCATACAGCACAGAGAAAGGTGCCTTCCGTAACCACCCCTGTACCATCTGGGCCAATGAGTACGTGATGAACTGGCAGTGGTTACTTGCACACGGGTTTGCTCTTTGTAGTGAGTATGCCGCAAGGTATGGTAAAGTACACACATGTTTCACTACCCTGAATGCCGCAAAAGAAATCCTACCAACTGGAGATCCTACCGGTAGGTCTGGTAAAGAAACAACTCCTTTTGTATTTGCTGGACCTGATGAGTTCAAGTACGATACAACAGTTGATATCTACACAAAGTACAAGATGTATGTCGCATCTAAACCATGGGTAAAAGATAACTATCTTCGCCTCCCCCATCGTAAACCTGATTGGATTTGATAATGAGTCGTAGTGAATTTGTCTGGGTTGAATCTTATCGACCTGAGACTATTGAAGATTGTATTCTTCCTGATGGGATCAAGAATACATTTAAACAATTTGTAGAGAAGGGTGAAGTCCCTAACCTACTTTTGTCTGGTCCACCTGGATGTGGTAAAACCACAGTGGCCAAAGCCCTTTGTTATGAATTAGGAGTAGATTATTATGTCATCAATGGATCCGATGAAGGACGATTCCTTGATACTGTCAGAAACAATGCGAAGAATTTTGCTTCGACCGTCTCGCTTTCGTCAAGTGCTAAACACAAAGTCATTATCATTGACGAAGCTGACAACACAACCCCAGATGTACAACTCTGCTTACGGGCGTTTACTGAGGAGTTCATTGGCAATTGTAGATTCATCTTCACCTGCAACTACAAAAATAAGATCATTGCTCCCCTCCACTCCCGATGTGCAGTCATCGACTTTGCCATTAAGGGAAAAGAAAGACAGGAACTTGCAGCCAAGTTTTTCAACCGTCTCAGGACTATACTTGAGAAGGAGAGTGTGGAATATGATCCGAAAGTACTTGTCGAACTAATTCAGAAACACTTCCCTGACTGGAGACGAGTTCTTAATGAACTTCAACGATACTCCGTAAGTGGTAAGATTGATACTGGTATTCTCGCAGCATTTAGTAATGTCAAAACAGACAACTTGTACCAGAGTCTCAAAACTAAAGACTTCTCTAAAGTCAGAAAGTGGGTCGTTGATAATCTGGACAATGATCCTAGTGTACTTATTCGTAGTATTTACGATGCTATATACACACACTTGGAAGGTTCTGGGATTGCTGCTGCTGTCCTCATTATTGCTAAGTATCAGTTTCAAAGTGGATTCGTCGCGGACCAAGAGATAAATATGTTGGCTTGTCTCACAGAGATAATGGTAGAATGCGAGTTCAAATAACAAGTATTCCAAGTAGAATTGGTATGGCCATGCTTATGGTCTACTGGTTAGTTATGGGTGGTATGGCCATCAACTTGTATTATCACAACACAAATATTGAACAAAATTATGAACGTTAAAGTATTTCGTATGTCTTCTGGGGAAGATGTAGTTGCAGAGGTCCTTGAAGATAAGGATGAAGGTCTTATTGTTATGAATGCGATTGTTGCATTTAATCAAGGTGATGGGCAACTTGGTTTCGCACCTTATGCTCCTCTTCTAAAACGAACCGAGAAGGAACTAGAAATTAATAAGAAGTGGATTGTTTACATTGCTAATGTAAATGACGAACTCGTTGAAAAATATGAGGAGATGTTCTCTCCAATTGCAAAACCAAGTTCAAAATTGATTCTCTGATATATGACTACTGAATTGAAGGATTGGTTGAACTCGATCAACTTTACCAAAGAGAATCTTATCGAAGAAGATTCAACTCTTGTTAAAGAATATCCCCCCTTTATTATTAACAAGTGTCTATCAGGTCACTTAGATTATGTCTTGTTTGCTAATGAAATGAATAAGTATCATTTCTTAGATAAAGATATGCAATATAATTTTTATCTAAATATATTGAGAAAGAGGAAGAGATTCTCTCCTTGGCTTAGAAAGGAAAAGGTATCAGATTTAGAGTTTGTCAAACAATACTATGGTTATAGTAATGAGAAAGCATCTCAGGTACTGAAAATACTATCTAATGAACAAATTGATTTTATCAAACAACGACTTGACACTGGTGGAAAAAAATGAATCAGACTGCTGAACCTCAGGTAGATTGGTCTCAGGACCAAATGGTTGAGATCCGATTGAATGAACCTGATGACTTTCTTAAAGTTAGAGAAACTTTGACTCGTATTGGTGTTGCTTCTAGAAAAGAAAAGAAGTTGTATCAGTCCTGTCACATTCTTCATAAGCAAGGTAAGTATTTTATCGTCCACTTCAAAGAGTTGTTTGCGCTAGATGGTAAATACGCTAATCTTACTATTAACGATGTTCAGCGTAGGAATCGTATTACTAAGCTTCTTGCTGATTGGGGACTCATTACGATAGTCAAAGAAGATTCAATTCTTGATATTGCACCACTGAATCAGATTAAAGTTTTGTCCTATAAGGATAAACAAGAATGGATTCTAGAACAAAAATATAACATTGGCAAGAGAGGTAAGACTGAAGAGTCTGAATAAATAAGTGTGAGACTCCTTTCGTGCGGTCTCTACAAAAGTCGGAAACCCTTATAGGTAGATACGGTTTATACTGTATCTACTTTTTTTGTTGGGGATAAATATACCGGATGCCTTCGGGATCCACACAACACAAACTCGCTTTAACAAGGAGCTTAAAATGACCAATCTAACGAAGTATAATGCTGCCGATTTGGATCAGCTAATGCATCAGATTACTAGAAATTCTATTGGTATGGATGATTACATTACCAGAATTTTCAATGCATCTACTCAAAACTATCCTCCATATAACGTAGTTCAGGTAAATAGTACTGAAACGCGTTTAGAAATCGCACTAGCAGGATTCAAAAAGGAAGAAGTAAATGCTTACACCGAGTATGGAAAACTTTTTATCAGGGGGGAAAAAGAACCATCTGACGAGACAGGGACGTTTATCCACAAGGGTTTGGCTCGAAGAAACTTTGAGCGATCCTGGACCCTCGCTGAAGACACCGAAGTCTCCAACGTCGTATTTGAAGACGGACTTCTATCAGTGACCCTTACGAAGGTTATTCCAGAACATCATCAGCGTAAAGAGTATCTCTAAATAATAGAGGGCTACCTTGTAAATATCGTCGTCGCAGAGGGGTAACTGTCCACTAGCAGTTGACACCCCTCTTTTTTATTAGTATAATTAATTTAGAAAAATTGTAAAAAAATGACCGTAAAACTTTTACTTCTGAAGTCTGGGGAAGATGTAGTCGCAGACATTCAGGAAATGGTTCTTGAGGAAAAGGTAGTTGGTTACTATCTTAAGTATCCTTGTAGAGTAAAACTTGTTGCTGATATGAGTCAGACAGAAGGTAATACTAAAGTTCCATCTAAAATTCAACTTCAACCATGGATGCCACTAAGTTCTGACAAAGTAATTCCTGTGGTTTCTGACTGGGTAGTTACAATTACTGAACCAGTGAATCAACTAAAAACAATGTACCAAGATGGAGTAGACCAGTATGAAGCTAGAGAATCTCAAAGTGCTAGTTCTGACGAATCAACAGATTCTGTTAGCACAGATTGAAGAAGTAACCTGTGAACTTGGTGAACCTGACTGTAAAATGACGGAACCATTTATTTTAAGTGATGACTTGACCATGACATTACAACCTTGGTTAATCAACATCACAACTGAAAATACCTTTATGATTCACTCGGACAAAATCTTGACGATTACGGAACCCAATAGTAAACTGAAGGACAAGTACGAGAGCCTGGTGAAGGAATGAAGTTTTACACGAACATTCAATTGGTTGGAAACAATGTTCTCGTCCGTGGTTATGAAAATGGTAAGAGTGTCATGTTCAAAGATGAGTTCCAACCAACTCTCTTTGTTAACTCCAACCGAGAGTCAAAGTATAAAACACTAGAGGGAGATAACTTAGAACCTATTATTCCAGGTTCTATTCGTGACTGCAGAGAGTTCTACAAGAAGTATGATGGTGTAGATAACTTCAAGATTTATGGTAATGACCGATATGCATTCCAATACATCTCAGAAAAGTATCCTGAAGATGAGATTAAATTTGACATTACAAAGATCAATCTGATTACGATTGATATTGAGGTTCAGGCAGAGAATGGATTCCCTGACCCAGACTCTTGTTCTGAAGAGATGTTGACTATCTCTATTCAAGATTATAATACTAAAAAGATTACAACCTGGGGTCGTCATCAGTATGTTCCTACACAGGCAAATGTAACCTATCATCACTTCTCGGAAGAAGTTGCGATGCTAGAAGCATTCCTCTATTGGTGGCAACAGAATACACCTGATGTGGTGACTGGTTGGAACTGTCGTCTGTATGATATCCCTTATATGTGTGGGCGCATCACCCGTATTATGGGCGAGAAGAAGATGAAGCAACTTTCCCCATGGGGATTGGTTACACACGAAGAGATTCAAATCTCTGGTCGTCAGTTCAATATCTTTGACCTTCAAGGTGTCGCCACCCTTGATTACCTGGAACTTTATAAGAAGTTTACTTATAAGGCACAGGAATCCTATCGTTTGGATTATATTGCCGAGGTAGAACTGGGTCAGAAGAAACTGGATCATAGTGAGTTTGATACCTTTCGTGACTTCTATCGTGGTAACTGGAAGAAGTTTGTAGATTACAACATCGTTGACGTGGAACTTGTTGACCGAATGGAAGACAAGATGAAATTGATTGAGTTGGCACTCACGATGGCATATACTGCCAAGGTGAACTACAATGATGTAATGTTCCAGGTTCGTATGTGGGACACCATCATCTACAACTATCTGAAGAAGAGGAACATTGTTATTCCTCCTAGAGATAGGTCTGATAAGAGTGAAAAGTATGCTGGAGCATATGTAAAAGAACCTAAACCAGGTAAGTATGATTGGGTCGTGTCTTTTGACCTTAACTCTCTGTATCCTCACTTGATGATGCAGTATAATATTTCACCTGAAACTTTGATTGAGGAGAAGCATCCATCAGTTACTGTTGATAAAATTCTCAATAAAGAACTTACCTTTGAGATGTATAAGGACTATTCTGTATGTGCCAATGGTGCC